CGTTTTGTCCATCGCAGCACTTTTTGGGCGCGATAAGACGTTCGGCAAGAATGTGTCGTGTTTTTCTCATTTGTTCCCCGAAATCTCGGGATGCCGTTTAAAAGCCGTTATCGATTTGGTCTTCCAAAAGCTGGAACTCGACAAGTGAAGCCATGAACGAAGCATCGTCTACCTCTTTTTCACTCTTCTCGCTAGCCCCAGCAAGCCAATTTGCCGGAATCAAGCTTTCAAGCTTCAGTGCGCGTGCACGCTTCATTATGTGCTTCTTGGCAGCATCTTTATCTTTGGCTCTTCCAAAGGCCTGAATTGCATTGCGCAAATCAGCTTCTGTAACAATTGGGAAAGAACCATCAGAAAGTGCCATGCCACTCTTTGCGAGCTCCATTCTCTTGTCTTCAGAGAATGCTCGCTTAATAGCGATTTCGGCTGCTTCCGCTTCGATTTCCTGAGCTTCATCTTGCTCGTATCTGTCGTATCCAAGAACTTCCCCGTCCAGGGACACAAATACGTCATATGATTTGCCGTCAAAACCCTCAATTTCCACGGCATAAGTGTCAAAGCCCTCAAAAACATCCGGCTCAACTGCAACTACTTGACCGTCAATTGACTTGACTGCAATTTCTGCAGCCTCAGTAAAATCAATAAGTTTGTATTCTGCGTAATCTGACTTTTGTTCAAAATCAGATATGTCAAGTTTATGGAATCCCATTATTTCGGCACTTGTGCCGTCAACGAATACTTCCTTAACTGAACCATCTTTGCCCTGAAGGTCGACCACAAACATATCGGCATCTGCTGAATAGCCTGAGTCGACCACAACGCCATCAAACATTTGTTCTGCAACACCCTCGGCATGGAGTAGGCCAGGAAGACCCTTTTCGGCAACGCAGCCGCCAGGGCAATCGTCGCATACTGGTGATGAGCCAGGGTACGCCTTGCGCTCAAGGGCGCAAAGATATCCAAATGCTCCTATGTCTGCTGATTTTATTCCAAGTGAATTTATTCTTGAACGACGGACCTCTTCCCAATAGTTGTCGGATGGGGAAAATGACTTTTCCGCCATATCTTCCTCATCTTCTTCGTCATCTTCGGGGGTTTCCTCTTCATCTTCCATCGTGTCTTCGGGAAGCTCTTCTTCTTCGCCTTCCTCCGCTTCTTCGCCTTCATCCGCTTCAATAGCTGCCTCTTCTTCGTCTTCTGTATCCTCTTCGTCTTCGGGCATCATTGGGTCAGCTTTTTTGCCAGTTGTACGACGAGTTTTTTTCGAATATTTCATTTCTTCTTCTGGCATCTCCTTTTCTTCGTCCATGTCTTCGCCCTCAACATCAACCGGCATGGCTTTTTCTGCCATCCCCTCTTCTTCGTCTTCGTACCCTGCGTCATCTTCTTCCATCATTTGCTGGCGAGCGTTTTTCTTTTTCTTTTGCAAACCTTTTTCTTCAGAAGTTTCCTCTTCGTCGACTTCCTCTTCATTAACCTCTTCGTCGTCGGATGCTGGCATTTCTTTTTCTTCTGAATCTTCTTCCATCATCTCTTCATCGTTTTCCATTGCTTCTGGATTCATCATGCCCTTTTTCTTTTTCTTCTTTTTGGGCGTTTTATCAATTACCGACACTTCCCCACCACTTACCATTGACATGTAGCCCTTTGACTCTGTGTCAACTGGAACCATTTTCATCTCAACGGGAGTTGCTCCACACTTGGCGCATATTTCTGCGCCCTTGACAAATCCACACTCAGCACCAGAAGCACCTTTGGCGCACTTAAGTACGTTCCCATCACCATCAATGCTCACAGTTGCTTTTTCGTTGTAGCTCATAGGACTCCCATATGTGCAGGAAAATACCGTTGCCGGCACTGACCGTTATTTAAATTGTCTTTAAATTATAACCTATCACGTTAAAAGATTCTGGATTAGCACTATTTATAAAAATCTCGACTTTTCTTTACGATTAATCCTGTTTATCGTTCATGATTACAGTTCTGTTTTTTCTCGGCTTACCAATCGGAGAATGCTCGCCGTTTTCAATTTTTTCTTTAGCTTGTCGAAGTTGTTCGTCGCTAAATATGTCGTCAATTGTGTAGCTGGTGCCAAATCTTTCATTAAAACGATTGACCATTATTTGCATTTCTTCTCTGTCGAACCTTGGCTCGTCACCCTTTGATGGCGAAAACGTTTGGCCTTTTACTTTTGATACAGAAGGCAGATATGTATGAATGTCCCTTGTTCCGAGTATTGCAAACCTCGTGTCGCGAGTATTCATTGGAGATTCTCCGTGTCTAGCGTTTATGAAGTTGTTTAAAGCTTCGTAAACTGCGTATTTGACCCCCTTTAACTCGTCGTCAAGGCGCGACCCAGAATCATTATTTTTGAACACCGACTTAGCGTCTTTGATTAATCCCAATCGAATCATTTCTTTAATCACCGCTGTCGGAACGCCACCATCTTCCCATCGTTTTTGTGTTTTTTCATTGCCAACTACGGATATTTTTGATTTTCCTGTTTTGTTTATTCGTTTTTGTAGCTCTTCTGGCCAATTTTTTTCATCTGGCGATATGCCAAGAGATTCAAGCAAATCTCTTACTGCAAATTCATTTTTTTGTGTTTTGGCTGTAGTTTTTGGTTCTTGGGCTTCTTCTGGTTTGAATTTTATTCTTGCTGGTTTACTTGGCACAGACCGCCTTGACATTCCCTCCATAACAAGGTCATTATTTGCATCGTCATATTCGGTATCGGGCCACATGCCTCTTGCAGAGAATTTTTCGTTATCATCTTCATCTACGCTCAGCCTGTCAAATTGCTGACCATTGATTTTTCTTCCATTTCTTGTTTGAAATGATGGATATGCGTCCTTGCCAAACGTTTCAATCATAAAACGCTCTCTCATGAGTGACCTTGCTACATTTTCTGTTAGCAAGTCCTTTCCGGCCATTTGCTGAATATCATCCTCATCACTTGTCGTGGGAGAGAAAAGTCTCCATGTTGAAAGCTCTGGTTGATTTCCAAGTTCTGCTATCAAATTCATTACTGAATTAAAAGATATTCCAGCGTCGTCTTCTTTCAGCAGTTCCCTTTGTTTTGGGTCTGTTATCCCAAGAAGGTCAATTAAATCATTGACGGAAATTGGGTTTGAGCTACGAACTATTCCATCAGAGTTCCATGATTCAGGAATTCGTATCATGTCGCGCAATTTAGAGACCGGGAGCATCCAGGTATTTCCATTTGCAGTCTCTACGTTGTTGGCAGAAACTCTTCCAATTCTTACAGGTGAACGATTTGTTTGTAATTTTCTGGAAACAGAATCAAGTGCTGTTCTTATGGCTTTCTTTTTTTCATCTGGATTTTTTGAAGAAACGGTCGTATTGACTAGCCAACCATTTTTTCTAGCCATTTCCCAAACTCGCTTGGCCCTCTCGTTTGACTCATCATCGTTTGTATATCCAGTCAGAGAGTATGTGTCTATATTTGAGCCACTGGAGAGTCTTTGTTGTCCACCGACCCTCCGCATCCTTCTTTCTCTTCTCCCTCCACTGGACAGTCTTTCCTCCGGAGGTGGGACTATTCCCCTCTTTATAGCATCCTGGTATTCTGCTTCCATTTCTTCGTCTGTTGGGTCAGGAAAAAATCCAATGCTTCGCAGATATTCGTAATCAGCCATCTGCTCTTCGTCAGATGGTTCTTCTGGTTCGTTGTTTTCACCAGACGAAAGTCTTGCTTTGCGAGCAGCGCGCCTTGACTGTTTGCCAGAATTTAGTCTTTGACCAATTATTGAATCGTCGTCAATATCTGGCAAATCCTCCTGTCCGTCCATTTCGTCTACGCCAAAGTCATCGATTTCACCATCAGCTTCTTCTGCGTCTTGCTCTTCTGGAGCAGAAACCTGGTCTTCTTTATTTTTTTTATCTATTTCGTCTTTAAATTTCTTTTTATTTTCGCGTCTCTCTTTGTTTTTCTTGTCCGTGCTTTCATCGTCTTGGTCATCTGGTGTAGATGCTTTTTTTCTCTTCTTTTTGTGTTCAGCGCTCTCTAATTGATACGGAAATTTAAAGTCTTTCGGGGGCCTTATCGCGTCCGCAAGAGCCTTGTCTTCCGGGTCTCCGGTTGCTTCGAGTCTTGCAACTTCAGCGTTTATTGCATCTATCGCTTTCTTCCTGCGCAATAGTCCAACTTTTGCTGCACTATCTATTTCTGCATCCGTATCGCCTTCTCTACCAAAATAGAGTGCAGAAACAACTGGACCTGGGTCTATTCTCTTTCTTGGTCTACTCAGGGCAACGTAAACCTGATGAAGCTCAGACAATAAGTTGTCGCTTATTTCGCCTCCGCCCTTTACCTTGGTCATGTCAGCAGAAAGAAAGGCATCCTGAAAGCTTGAGCCAATAACTAGGTCATCTGCCTCGTCTCCCTTGAACATTGCGGCTGTGGTAACCCTGGCATCAGCGCCATGCGAGTTCGCTGCTTTCCTTATTTCGTAAGCGGCTTCTCTAATCAAAGAAGAGAACATTTCTTCGTTGCCATCGATTTCTGGATGGTCAAGTGATATTTCCCACGCATCGTTTCTTACTGTTGATTGACGTCTAACTATTCCACCATCTTCTTTAAAAACAAAATATTTACTCAAGCGTGGATGGGTAAGCATTATTCTTTTTACGTCTTCGTTATATAGTCCCTCTCCTCTTGGCTTCTTTTTCTTTCCCGAGGAGTCTGGCGGGTACGCTTTTCTGCCACTTATTCCCTGACCAGTAATGTGAACTTTTCTTGCCCATTTGCCTGGTGTTTTATCTGAGCCGGTTCCCTCTTCGAGCACAATATGAGCATGAACATCTCTTATTTGTTCATTTTTGCCTTTGCCTGGAATTATAACTATTGGCTCAACTTGAGATGGATTTTCAGACCTTCCAGCGTCTTCTCTCGCTTGTAGTTTCGCATTTTTTCTTCCAACAAGTTTCTTGATATGCGATGCGGTCATTTTTTCTTGGCCCCACTCGGGGTTCACATTCATGGTTTCGCGTTCTTTGATAATTGTTGGCGGAGTTATTTCTTTTGTTTTTGGGTCTATTCTTCCGAGCAGCAAATCCAAGAATTCTTGCGGAGATGAATATTCGACCTTCCCGCCCTCAACTTTAAAAACCTGGTCCCATAGGGAGGTGAGTTGTTGATACTTGGATTGACCTAGAAGTGGCCATATTTCGTCATACGACCAGTTGTTGCCAATCAGTGGAGACATCTCTGGTTTGCCAACCATAGATTTATATTTATCACTTGCAAGCGCCCACTTTAGATGTTCAAAGAATTTGACCATGTCATCATGTTTTTTGGGTGATGTAGCAATTTGCAAATTAAATTTTTCAGCCTTGCTCAATTGACGGCCAAGTTTTTTCTCTATTTCTTTGTTTTTCTTTTCTAGTCGCGCTTGAATGACAATTCCATAAAAAGCTGCTGCTGAGAATATCTCTGCGTTATCTCTTGTTATGTGCGCAAAACTTCTTCCCGCTTCTGGCAATAGCGGTCCAACCGTCTCATAAACTGGCTCTCCGTCCTCGTCCAAAAGTGGCTTTCCATTAACTTTCCTTTCTATGGGTTTGCCATTTTCGTCAAGCCTTAAAGCTTCCGTGTCATGTATAACACCCCTTGCCTCATTGACCGCAGATTCTTTTGTGGATTTTAAGAGTTTTATTTTTTCTTCTTTTGACAAATCTGGGTCATCGTCTTTGGCAAGGGAAATCATGTCACCATTTGAGTTAAGACCATTTTTCGATGGACCAAGAGTCTTTGATATTCCAAAATCGTTGTCAATAATGTTCAGCAGGTCATCAAGTTCATTTTTTTCGTCTCTACTCAATTTTGGTTTTTTAAGAAGTTGGATTGACCTGTCAAATTGTTGCTCAACAAATTTATGATAGTGACCACTGACAAATTGTTTAATTGAATCTTTTACACCCATTTCGTCGTTTTGAACATTTATGAGCGATTGAATAATGTTTGCCATGAAAGCAACTCTGTCGCCAAATCTAAACGACTCATTAAGTGGAAGTACATAATCTGGGTCCATTAGCTGCAATGCGTCAACAGCTCTTCTCCAGTTATAAATTCTTTGTCGTGAGTCGCCAACAAGAACTATTGGCATCCTGTTTCTGTTGGCGTTCAATATATTCATCATGATTGGGTTTAGGTCTTGAGCCTCATCCACCAAAATTCCAGAAAGTGGTTTTGCTTCGCTGGCGAAAACTTTTTGTATTTGCGCTTGTTTTCTCTCGTTTTCTGCTTCTGCGGTCGGGATTCCGGTAACCACCCAAAGGTCATTTAGTTGGTCCGCGCTTACCTTCTTCATGTTTACTGGATTCCCGTCAGAATCTACGTAGTCTCCAATTTTTCCGGAAGTTCTTACTTTCTTCTTTGAGCTTCCAGGAGCATGGCCAATCATGTACTTTCCTGTTGTTAGGTCTGGCTCGGTCATTGCGAAAAGCTTGAATTGTTGCGTTTGGTCAGGGGCGACAATGCTTAATACTTTTTTGCCTTTTTCATCTGTTACGTATTCTTGGGTCAGCTCATCAACTGCTTTTTGACCAATCTCAACCCACTCTTTTGGAATTAAACCGTCGGGGTTTTTTGTTGCCTCAAGGAACCAATCGCTTTCCGCAAGTGGTGCTGACTCTTCAAGTTCAAATGGTGACTCTTTTGGTTCTCCCTCTGTGCCCTCCAATTTGTCTTTTTTGCCAAACTTTTTGACTCTTTTTTTTGATTTCTTCTTTGCTCGTCTTGCGCTTGCTCTTTCTTCCATTTCTGATTCTGTCAATGCAAAATGCTTCGGCAAAAGTTTTTCATCTTCGCTATATGCCCAATTTTCGAGAGCTTTTGCAAGAATGTGTCCGAGGTCGTCTGGCGTCATTCTTGCAAGAGCCCCATGACCGCCAGTTGGGATTGGTTTTTTATTTGTATCAGCTTTATCTAGTGTGTGATATCTCTTGTCTAATCCAAAATGTTTTACAAAATCTTTTCCAAGCGACAGATAAACCAATCCACTATCTTCAAAAGTTGGGTATTCGCCATCAAGGGTTTTCCACGTTCCCGTTTTGTAGTCTTTGACCTTAAATTGTTTTAGTTTTCCATCTTTTCTTCGCACGCTTGTCTTTTTTCTTATTGGATTACCGTCTGAATCAAAAGAAGTTGCCCGTTTTGCACCATTAGCGACAACTTCCATTTTTCTTTTAATGTGGTCGCCAAATTTGCCATCTGCAGCGCCAAGACGAAGACCCCAGAATGCAATTTTATCTAAAGTTGAAACGCCCGTATTTTTCGGAAACGATGGTTCTGCTTTTTTCTGTTGGCTTACGTTATACACGGCATAGTAGATGTTTTTACCGCCGAATCTTTCTTTTAGGCGAGCAAGTTCTTGTTTTATTTTTTCATCCGACAGTCCAGAAAAATCAACTCCAAAACGCTCAGATATGTATTGCAATTTGTGCTGTGCTTCTTCTGGGGTTCTTGCTTTTTCTAGGTCAAATACATTGTCCAGAGCTTTTGCAAACGCTTTGAGCGTCCATGTTTTCCCTGTTCCGGCAGCCGCTTGAACTGAGATTACATTTGTTTTTCCGTTAGCAACCAACTCGAATGCGGCGTCGACAATGTTTCTTTGTTGTTGTGTTGGCTCGGCTCCGAGATTGTGGGCAGCAGAAAAAGATACTTCTTTTGATGTCTTTTTAATTGTTTTTGGGGCTTTTTTGCCTGTTTTTGTTTTCCTTGGTTCTATTTCTTTGCCGTCTGCGCCGCTGGAAAGTCTTCCAGTCGAATCAATTACCGTCCCATCGTCCGCTTTTCTTATCGGTGAAAATCTTGGGAATCGTTTTTCTTCTTCTGTGTAAGCACTAAAAATATCTGGGTCTCGTTTTGCTTCGGATTGCCCGAGAGAGCGAAGTATCTTTCTTATGCCTTGCTTATCCGATACGGAGCCCCAACCATCGGATGTTTGATAAAACACGCCATCTCTTATGTATCCCATCTGGGTTCCATAGTGATGTATTTCTCTATCGCCATTTTGATTGTCGAATGAACGCCAAGACCGATTGCTTCCAACTCGCATCGACTTACCACGAACAAAAGGTCTTGTTGCTAAATCTTCAATTTTCCCAGATGAAAGTCTGTCTACGGCTTCGATATCAGAAGCGATAAGTGGTTTATCTTGCCCGAGTGCGCGCAGTATTTTTCTGATTCCTTGCTTGTCGGATACCGACCCCCAGCCAACTGAAGATTCGTAATATTTGCCGTCTCGAACAAATCCCATAAGCGTGGAGTAGTGATAAACCTCCCTATCGCCATTTTCTCTGTCGACAGCTCTCCACCCACGGGTGCCAATTTTGTGTGTTTTACCAGCCTTGAATGGCCTACTTGCAAACTCTTCAATTTTCCCAGATGAGAGTCTGTCGCCATCTTCTGTTTCTGGCATTTCAAATGTTCCTCTGAGTTTCCCTGGGCCGGGAACTTTTTTGGCGCCTTCCATTCCCTCGAGCATCGGAATATCAATGCGCAATGTTGCATCGGTTTTTCTTTCATCTGGGGCCATGCCAAGCATTTGTCTCATGGTTGGGGAGCGATTCAACATGTAGTCTGCAGCTTTTTGACCCTCGGCAATTGCTTTTCTTAGCGCAGTTGGGTCGCTCTTGAGTCTGGATGACCAATGAGCCAAATATTTACCATGGTCTTCTCTGAATTCTGGTTCCATTCCCAAAATTCCCATTACGAGCGCCGAGCCTATTTCCGCAATTAGCTCTTCAAATGCATATCGCTGAAATTCATCACTATCTCGTGGGGCATTCATTCTTCCGAGTTTTCTATTTAAGCGAGAAGGATGCGATGTCCAGTGCGTCATCTCATGAAGCAGAACCGCATAAAACGATTGAGCATCTTTGAAAGTTCCAAATTTTGGCATGAAAATTTTGTCTTGTTTTGGACTGTAAAAAGCGCCACCAAAATTTCCTTCTTCAAATTCTGGCGACAGCTCTTTTATTATGTTTTGTACAGCTTCAACTCTTTCGTCGTCAGAAATATTCATTTTTGTCGGTTCATACATTTCGGGCGGCAACCCGTCAATTTGAGCTACGTTGTAAACTTTGGTTGTGTGAAATGCTCCGGGAATTTTTCTACCCTGCGAGTCAAGGTCTGGAGCAAGAATTTCTGTGTATTTGTCGTCTTCACCTGGTCTAACTTTTCCGCCGAGTTTTTTCCATTGCTTTGGCCCGGCCCATCTATTTGTTTTCCAACCATTGTTGGATGCGGCAAAACTGAGTATCATCTGATTCATTCCCTCATATGCCTTGCCTGCTGGGTTGTATTTAACTTCTGTTGCATTTCTTGCGTAATTATCTATGTCCGCCCAGGGTCTTTCCCATTCTTCAAATGGGTTAGCTAAAGCTTTTTCAATACTTTCAAGTATTTGTGCTGCAATTCCATCAAATGTTTGTTGTAATTGTTCTGGTGAGAGAGTTTGCTGTCCCGAAGAAAGCCTGTCTTGTTCTTCTTTTGGAAGTGAGCTTGTAACAGCACGAAGAGCTCCCTGTTTGAAAATCTTTTCATTATTGACCCCGGAAGAAAGTCTTGATGGGCTCCTAAATTCATAAGCTCTATCTTTTTCTATATCGAGGTCTCTTATTTCGGTTCCGCTTGGAACTCTAAAGTATTTGTTATTTCTATTTAATAGAGTATTAAGCCTTGCGGCAGAGTATCTTTCCGCAGCAGTGTACGAGCCTTTTGAAAATGAATCTATCCCACCATCGCGTATCCAGGCTGCTTCTACTCTTTCTAAATCATCAATTATTAAATCTCTCTCCTGTGCATTTAGCTCAAATCCATCTCTTAGTTTTTCCAGAAGCTTTGCATATGAAGAATCTTTCTTTATTTCTCTTTGTCTTCTTATTCTGTCATTCAAATACTCTCTTACGTCAGCCGGCATTTTTTTGATTGCAATTTTTGTTTTGTCTTCATATCCAGGCTCTACTGAACCGCCAGAAGAAAGACGACCATAGTTTTCTTCAGCCAATTTTTCTGCATCTAGATTTTGGCGTTTCGTAAGTTCTGCGACTTCTTTTTCTCTTCTTGTTTTTGAATCTTTATCTTCACGGCGCTTTTTTCTTTTTGAAACAGCATTAACGATTGAATCAACATCATTTCTTGATATTCCATATTTTTTGCTAAGCTTCTTCGAAGATGCTCCGTCTATTCTTTCTGAATAAATGGATTCTTGTTCTTTCCTGCTAAGTTCACCTGCTTTTCTTGGGTATCTCTTTTTATACTTTTTCTTTCCGCCAGCAGCAATTCTTCTCATTTCGTTCATATGGCGAAGTTCGCGTTGACGGACTTCTTGTCGCGTAATCATTAATTCTTTTGCCATTTCGTCAAGAGTCGCACCAGCCATACGGCGGTCATATATTTCCTTGTCGGTCATTGGCTTTCTTGGTGCGCTCCATCGTGGACGCTCAGCACTTGGTATTTCTTCGCCAAGGAATTCTTCGATTATTTTGTCGTAAACATCAAACCCAAGGTCGTACGGTGCGTCAACATCTCCATACGGGTTGTCTGGGTCAAATCCACCATCCAATCCTGGGATGTTTGTCATTCTTCCGCGTTCGCCCTGTTTAGGGAGATTTGGATTTAATCCAGAAGATAGTCTTCCGTCTCTGGATTCTTGTGGGTCAAACCCGTAATCTTTCAGCCATTGAGACAGTGTTTCTCTGTCTTCTTTTCGCCAGCTTTTTGTGTCTGGCATTTTTCCATTGACTTCTCCGGCAATTCCGTTTCTTATGCCTCTGTTAAAGTCTTTTTCATCATCTGGAGTTTTGTCATTTTCTCTTGTATTTAAAACACGAATAAAGTTTCCGAGATGGCCCGAGTATTTTGCGTACCAGTCAGCATAGTCACGCGAAGCTTTTGCCTTTTCGTCGAATGAGTCTGGTCTTTTACCGTCTGCTCTTCCGCTTCCGCGCCAAGCTACTCGTGATTGATTTACGCCGAGCTCTCTACCACGAAGAAAGCTTTCTGTTTCTTTCTTGTCGGCGGAATATCTAGGAACTTCCTCCCAGCCCATTCCGGAATCAACCCAGTTTTGCGCTATCTTGTCAAATTTTTCTCTTCTTTCTTTTTCGTCCCTGCTAACTCCATATTTTTCTTCATGGGCTCTACCCTGACCATGTCTTCCGGAATTTCTCCCAGAAGAAAGTCTTCTTTGTTCGTTGGGTTTTGCTTTTTGTGGTTTTGGTTTACTTGTAAATGGAGAATCTGCCCCATCAATTTTTGGCAATTTTTCTGTTGCCTCGCCAGTTATTTCCCTGCCCTCTGCACCAATTTTTCTGACATCACGTCTTTGTTCTGGCGTTAAATCTGCGTTATATATTGAGCCAGGACCATAAGGAGTTGGGTCAGGCATTTCCCAACCAGGTATTCTGTCAAACAAAAGTCCGTTTCTATTTTTATCGACACGAGTGTCTGGATTTAGGTCACCCTGCGGTATTCCGGGACCACCAAAACCACGACGACCCCCACCGAGCCTTGGCCTATCGATTAAGCGAGATGCTCCGTAGGAGGCGACTCTTCTGCCGAGGTTTTTAACCTCTACTTCATCGTAAAATTTTTTTTTTACTGCGTAATTGTGCAGTGCATTGTCAACTGCGTCAATGAAATCATTAGTAATGCCAGATTTTACAACTATTCCCTGGATATCCACAAATGCATCTGCGCCGTGGTACTCAAATATTGGGTCAAGTAGTTGTTTGACTTCAAAAGCTTCGTCTGTCGAAACAGAAATACAATATCCTTTTTCGTCAATTTCGTTTTCATCAAATTCGGAAAGGTCCTTGAACTTTCTCTTGCGTCTCTTTTTGCCTATGCGTCCAATTGCTCCGCGGACTGCAGCAAGGACAAGTTCACCTGGGTATTTAACTTCTAGTTCAGCCAAATACCCTAATTGTTCTTTTTCTTCCAACTCCTCAACAGACTTCTTGTCAGCACCAGAAACATTTACCACCCCTTTCGGGATAACCGCAAATCTGCATTTACCCTCTGGGTGAACAGGAAGCGAAATAATCTCGCACTCAGGGCCGCCCTTATAGAAAACACAATTTGCACACTTAACACCAATTGATGCAACTGGGTTTTTTTCTGGAGGATAATAACCAGCCCATACTCCATCGCTGTCTTCATTGAATCTTCCGTGGCGTTTAACTATTTTACGAAGCGCATCTCTTAGGTCTGATTCTTCTTTGTCGAGATTATTTTTGTCTACTGGTTTGTTATCTCCATCATACTGAACAGGTGGAAGTGGAACCATTACGGTTCCTGGTCCGATTGGATTTGGCTTTATGGCAACTGGTATGGCTGGCATTTGCTGTGGGCGAACAATTCTTTGCGGCTCCATATTTAGTGGACCATAATTTGGTACAGAAATAGGAGATGATGGAGAAACTTGTGGAGCGATTACTCGCTGTGGTGTCCCAAACATAAAACTTGGACCATTTCTCATCCAGTGGCACTTATATTTTTCAAGTACTCCTTTTTCATTTGGCTTTGCAAAAGTAACTGTTTCCGCATCAGATTCAACAACCATTGTTTTTGGTCCATACATCATGGAGAGTTGTTTTTGCATTTCCTCTCTGTCTGCCGGCATTCTGTATGAACCGTCAGTGTCTTCCGCTGTCTGAGCATCTGTTTTTATTGATATTGTTCCAGTTAGCTGATTTGCTCCATGCAAAACTGGAGAAACTTCGTATAGTTCAAGTTCATAAATAACATTTGCTTGCGCTTTTTGGTCAAACTGGGCACGAAGTGTTTTGTATCCAATTGACCATTCTTGTTCTTCTCCAAAAAATGCAACGTTTGCAAAAGCTTCTCTTCCCTTTTCTGAATTCAGGTTAAATTGAACCTTCGCAAATAGCCCACCTATCCCAGCCATTTTCATTTTTAGCGGCAAACGCGGGTCTGTTGTTGGCACTTCATAAATGTCCAAAACTTTCCCAATCGGGTCATTCCATGAATGGCCCCACACAACTCTTGGCTTTCTGCGCATTAAGCTCTTGGTAAACGCACCAGAAGCGACAATGTCCCCAACAGAGTCTTTATTACCTATTCCGGCAACAAAGCACTCAACGATTCCTTGCGCTTCGTCAAGATTTAGGGAACTTCCCCTTGGTCCGACAGAGCTAAGACCGCTGGCCTTATATTCAAAAGAATCAATTGACATTTATGCTCTTTTCACTTCTTTAAGATAATAAATGAAACTTGCTTCTGTTAGTGCAAGTTTTGTAGTTTTACTGTCTGTTTAAAGAAAATATTTAAAGAAACTAAAACCCTTGCCCAAAATCCCACGCAGATTTGGTTTCCTCTTCTGCTATGTCAATATGTTCTTTAGCAAAAAGATTCGCATACATTTCAACAACACCTTGTCTAAAAGATGTGAATCTCTCTTCTTCGTTTTGTATGTTGAATGATTTCATCATCATTGAAGTTATTTCAGAATGCACTTGATTGTTTATCTTTTTGACACTTGCTAAACGCAAATTTATTGCTTTTACTATTTCAATTGGTTGAACCGACTTTAGTTTTATGCCTTTTGACTCATAGGACTTTTGTTTATTTTCTATTGAGTCATTTATTATTGCAGAGAAAACTGGTTTGATATCTTCATCCATCTGTTTGTTCCATGTATCAACGGACATAACTGAATCAATATCCATAGTTCCAGCAGAAAGTGCTTTTCTTGATTTTGCTCCGCTGATTTTTTCAAGCACAACTCTTTGCTGTCTTTCCAGCAACCTCTCAATTCCGCGTGAAAGAATTTCCGACCAACGCTCCATTTCGAATTGAGACTCATTTTCTTCTAACGACTTTGTTTCAAATATGACTGCTGACGCTGTAGTCGTTGTTGGTTGGGCTTGACCAGTTTGTGGTGTCCCAGCTGCGGCTTCTGGCGGAAGTGGGCTTTGGGCAAGTTCATCCCCTGCCGCAGCCTCCATCATTGCCCCCTGCATTGTGTTCGGGTCGAGTGGCGGTTGCTCTGCTCCTGGCATTGGTGGCATACCCGGCATTGCTCCTGGTGCCCCTGGCATTCCTGGCATTCCTGGTGCCGCTCCAGGAACTTGTGCTGTTCCTTCTTCCATCTTTTTCTTTGTATTTGCAATTGGGATAAGGTTTGGATTCATCAACAGTGAATCAGCCAAATCTGCTTCCACTTCTTTTCTTGAAGAACCAATTCTGTATTCATTAACGCTTATCAATCCGGCTTGGAGTTCTTGCATTAAATATCGTTCACGTTCTTGTTTGTACAACATCAAAACGGGAACTTCGGAAGTATCAAAATCAACGTAATATTTTTCGTCTAATTCGTCTATCGCTCGCGCGATTACCTCAAGATGTGGGCTCATGGTTTCAACCCAGAAAACCCTTATTTCTTCGGCGGCATTTGCAAATGTTCTGCCAGCAGCATTACCAATAACAGATTCAGGAACGCCAAATGCGGCAAGTATTTCTTCCTTTGTTATTTGTCGCATTTGCATATAGGCAGCGTCTCTGGGCGAAGCTG